CTTTAGATACAAGTCAAAAAATGGCTAAAAGAAATATAATTGCTGAAACACATGCATCTAATGTAGGTAAAAAGAAAACAATTAAACACTATACTTCATACGATATTGGAATGTCATTATATATTATGGCTAAAAATCAAGATGATGGATTGCAAATTGTTGAGCAAATTCTTCCTTATTTTCAACCAGAATATAGTGTAACAATTACTCCTGTTTCAGGATTTGCTTATAAGCAAGATGTTTCAGTTATACTCGGCGGTGTTCAAATAGAAGATCAATATGAAGGAGATTTTACTGAAAGAAGAGTTTTAATATATCAATTAGACTTTACAATGAAAATGAAGTTCTTTGGTCCTACAGGAGATTCAAACATTATTCGTGAAGTTAATATTGACTTTCATGATAAAGATCTTACAACTGCTTTATTTGAAGAAATGGACTTTACAGTAGGAGCAAGTGATACAGCTGATAGCTTTACTGTAACTAAAACCATAACACAAGATGGTACTGAATAATGGACAAAAAACAAAAAATGACAGCTAATTTAGAAAAAAATCTACCTACTATTACAAATGATAGACCTATAAAGCTTGATAAAGATGTAAAAGATGACTATGAGTTTTCTCGTAAAACATATAAAGATTTAATTTATACTGGAACAAGATCAATGGACGTTCTGGCAGAATTAGCTCGTGAATCAGAACACCCAAGAGCTTTTGAAGTATTATCTCAAACAATTAAAAATCTTGGTGATGTAACTAAGAATTTAATGGATCTTCAAAAAAGTAAACAAGATTTAACAAAAGAAGAAAGGGAAGAAGCTAAAACAGTGACAAATAATAATATGTTTGTAGGAAGTACAACAGATTTACAAAGATTATTATTAAAAAAAGATAATGTAATAGATGGCAAACCTAAAAAATAATGAATTTGGTTACTTAGGTAATCCAAATGTTAAAAGAGATGGTGTTGAAACTGAATTCAGCAAAGAAGAAGTTTTAGAATATCAAAAATGTATGCAAGATCCTGCATACTTTGCTCGTACATATATAAAAATTATTTCATTAGATGAAGGCCTTGTACCTTTTGATCTTTATCCATATCAAGAAGAAATGTTTAAGCATTTTAAAGATAATAGATTTAGTATTGTTCTTGCTTGTAGACAAAGTGGAAAATCAATATCTTCTGTTGTATATCTATTATGGTATGCATGCTTTCACCCTGAAAAAACAATTGCGATCTTAGCAAACAAAGGTGCAGTTGCAAGAGAGATGTTAGCGAGGATTACACTTGCATTAGAAAATTTACCTTTCTTTTTACAGCCAGGTTGTAAGGCACTAAATAAAGGAAGTATTGAGTTTAGTAATAACTCTAGAATTATAGCATCAGCTACAACTGGAAGTTCTATTCGTGGTCTTTCAATTAACTTATTATTCTTAGATGAGTTTGCTTTTGTAGAAAATGATGCACAATTTTACACATCTACATATCCTGTTGTATCAGCTGGTAAAGATGCTCAAATTATCATTACATCAACAGCAAATGGTATAGGTAATGTTTATCACAAATTATGGGAAGGTGCTGTACAAAATACAAATGAATTTAAAGCTTTTAGAGTAGATTGGTGGGATGTCCCAGGAAGAGACGACAAGTGGAAAGAAGAAACAGTTAATAATACGTCTGAGTTACAATTTGAACAAGAGTTTGGTAATACATTTCATGGTAGAGGTAATACGTTAATTGATGCTAATTATTTATTAGCACAGATAAGTATTGAGCCAGAATTTATAAAAGAAAATGTTTTTATATATAAGCAACCCGTAAAAGATCATGAGTATGTAATGTGTGTAGATGTAGCTAAAGGAAGGCAACAGGATTATAGTACATTTACAATAATTGATGTAACAACTCAACAATTTGAGCAAGTTGCTATATTTAGAGATAATAATATATCTCCAATGTTATTACCAGATATTATATACAAATATGCTAATTTATATAATTATGCATATGTAGTAGTGGAAAGTAATGACCAAGGTGGAGTAGTTTGTAATGGACTCTATTATGACTTAGAGTATGAAAACATGTTTGTAGAATCTAGTGTTAAAGCTGATGCATTGGGTGTAACAATGACAAAAAGAGTAAAAAGAATTGGATGTTCTGGCATAAAAGATTTAATTGAACAGAAAAAACTTAAAATTAATGATGCTCAAACAATTTTAGAAATGAGTACATTTGTAAGTAGAGGAAATAGCTTTATGGCTATAGCACCAAACCATGATGATTTAATGATGAACTTAGTTCTTTTTGGTTGGTTTACTTCTACAGATGTATTTCAATCTTTAACAAATATAGATATGAAAGATATGTTATATAGAGAAAGATTAAAAGCAATTCAAGATGATATGTTACCATTTGGTTTTGTCGAAAGTGGAAATTATGAAAAAGATAAATATACTAAAGATGAAGACGGAAATATATGGTTTGAACAAGAATGGAAAGGTAATAATATATGAAACGAAAAGTAATAGATAGGATAATAGCTAGAAGAAATTCTGAAACTATTATAGAAGAAGTTAAAAAAGAGCCTATTGAAATGCAAAATATGCATATCATAATTCTTGGCCTCGGTGATGAGGAAGGAACCTTTGCTGACTTAATTCAGAATGTGGCCAAAAAGCATAAAATAAAAACGACAATGGTTGATGTAAGTGAAGCTTATGTTGCTTCTAAAGATGTTGAGATTGGCGAGGTAAAAATACGCAACATTGATGGCAAAGATAATGATGTTACAATCAAGGTTGAAAACGCGTTAATTTTTGTAAGGGCTGGTGCGATTAAAACACTTACCTCACAAGCATTAGTATCATCATTACAAACAATTGGATTCTTTTTAGTGAATGATTTAGAATCAATGTTGGCTTGTGATAATAAAATGTCAAATATTATAGCATTAGAACGAAATAATGTGTCGGTACCTAGAACATCAATTGTAAATAATGTTAAGAGTATAGAACAGGCTCATCAAAATATTGGTGGTAAATTTCCTGTTATTATAAAAACACTAAAAGGAACACAAGGCATTGGTGTATCAAAGGTCAATGATATGGCATCTCTTGTTTCGGTTTGTCAATCTCTTTGGAAGTTTGATGCAGATTTATTAATTCAAGAGTACTTTGATTTAAAATCAGACATACGAACACTTGTTGTCAATAATAGAATTATTGGTTCAGCAGAAAGAGTTAAAAGCAATGATAAAGAATTTAGAAATAATGTTCACTTAGGTGCAGACACAAGACCATATCAGCTCTCAAACCTAGAAAAGGAATTAGTAATTAATGCCTCAAGGAGTGTAGGTGCTTCTTACTGTGGTGTTGATCACTGTAGGGTAGGAAAGGATTTTTATGTCTTAGAAGTTAATGGCTCACCAGGAATTCGTTCTCATTTTATGGGCTATGATGAAGATGGCAATCCATCACAAAAGCTTACGGACCAACAAACGCTTGAAGAAATCATAAAGGTATATTCTCATGAAAGACAACGAAGACCTATGATGCGACAAGAAGTAGGTTATATAGAAAGTATAGTTTTTGATGGTATGGAAAAAAATCCAGTAAGAGCCAAATTCGATACAGGTAATTCAGCTTTTGCTAGTATGCTTCATGTTGATTCAATGAAGATCAAAGGGGATAAGGTCACATGGAAGAAGAACGGATATACATTTGAAAGCGATATTATTGATATATCTGAGCCACGTAGGGGATTAGAACCATTTGATAAAAGACCTGTTATCGAACATGGTATTACATTTAATAATAAAAAATATACAATAGAAGTTGGATTAACCGAAAAAGATACTGCGTCAGAGATGTTAGTAAACAGAAAACTTATGACTCAGTTAAGAGTATCAGTACATCCAAATCAATTATTCCTAGTAAGCAATGTGGCTATTAGGAATGACGATAATGATCATTGATGATAGGATATTCATTATTATAAATAATACTATTGAATATTCGTATTATGAAACATATTAACTAACTCAAACATAGAGGACAAAGCGATGGCATTTCAAGTATCACCAGGCGTTCAGGTCAATGAGATCGACGCTACGAATGTAGTCCCAGCAGTATCAACCAGCATTGGTGGATTTGCAGGCTCGTTCAACTGGGGTCCGGTTGGTCAAGTAGTTACAGTAAGTTCTGAAAATGAACTCGCTGAAAAATTTGGCGCACCAGACAACAATACAGCAAAATACTTTTTAGTAGCAGCGTCATTCTTAAAGTATGGAAACGCACTAAAAGTAGTTCGAGTTGCATCAGGTCACGATAACGCGACCGCAGATGGAACTGGACAGCTGATAAAGAATGAAGATAACTATAGCACAGCAGCCTTAGGTGTTGGAAATTGGATAGCAAAATATCCTGGAGTTTTAGGTAATAGCTTAAAGGTATCAGTAGTTACTGCAGATATAGCCAGCTTTAGTAGTTGGGCATATTCAAGTAGCTTTGATGCTGAACCATTAACATCACAATACGCAATTGATTTGGGTAAAACATCTGCTAAAGATGAATTACATGTTGCAGTTATTGATGAAGATGGAGCTATTTCTGGCACACCAGGAACAGTATTAGAAACATTCGCATTTTTATCGCAAGGTTCAGATGCTAAGAAAAGTGATGGTACTACTAACTATTACAAAGATGTGATTAATTCACAATCTGAGTATATTTGGTGGGGAGCTCACGACACAAGTTTATCTGATGCTGGAGAAACCATTGCGGCCAATACAACATTTACGACTAATACAGCGGCTATTGATAATTCACTTAGCGGTGGATCAGACGATAACGCTCCAACAACTGGAGAAATAGCATTAGGATATGATCTTTTAGAAGATGCAGACACTGTAGATGTTAACCTACTTTTTGCTACCCCAGACGCCAATGGCGCTGAGGCAATAGCAGAAGATTTAATATCTATTGTAAATGCACGAAAAGATTGTATGGCATTTATTTCACCACCAATAGAAGATACAGTAAATAGTTCAACTCCTGCAGCTGATGTGAAAACATTTGCAGATGGTTTAACTTCTACTTCTTATGCTTCTTGTGACTCAACAGCACTATATGTATACGACAAATATAACGATGTATACAGATGGATTGGTGCTGCAGGACATCAAGCCGGATTATGTGCTAGCACAGATAATATAGCTGATGCATGGTTCTCACCAGCTGGTGTGAACAGAGGTCAATTGTTGGGAGTAACAAAACTTGCATTTAATCCTAAGAAAGCAGACAGAGACACTTTATATAAAGCTCGAGTCAATCCAATAGTATCACTACCTGGACAAGGTACATTATTATTCGGTGACAAAACTTTATTAAACAGACCTTCAGCATTCGACAGAATAAATGTACGTAGACTTTTTATAGCTCTGGAGAAAGCAATTTCAACAGCAGCAAAATCACAATTATTTGAATTCAATGATGAATTCACAAGAGCTCAATTCAGAAACCTAGTCGAACCATTCCTAAGGGATGTTAAAGGTAGACGTGGTCTGACTGACTTCTTAGTAATTTGTGATGAAACTAACAACACAAGCGCAGTGATTGATGGTAATAAATTTGTGGCAGATATCTTTATCAAGCCAAACAGATCTATTAACTTCATTACACTGAACTTTGTAGCAACCAGATCCGGAGTAGAATTCTCCGAGATTGCAGGTTCATAGGAGGACTGAAACATGGCAATTTTAGGCGTAGATGATTTTAAATCTAAACTAGTAGGCGGTGGCGCAAGATCCAACCTTTTTAAAGTAACTATGAACTATCCAAGTTATGCGCAAGGTGATGTAGAACTTACATCATTCATGTGTAAAACAGCTCAGATGCCTTCATCAGTAATCGAGCCTATCCCTGTATTATTCAGAGGTAGACAATTACAGATTGCTGGAGACAGAACATTTGAACCTTGGACTATAACTGTAATCAATGATGTCGGTTTTGAAGTTCGTAACGCTATGGAACGTTGGATGAATGGTATTAATAATCATAACGAAAATACAGGATTATCAAATCCTACAGACTATCAAGCTGACGCAATTGTAGAACAATTGAATAAGGCTGGAGAATCAACAAAGAGATATGACTTTAGAGGATTATTTCCTACAAATATTTCTGAAATTGAAGTCAGTTATGATTCAGAAAATACTATTGAAGAGTTCACTGTAGAATTCCAGGTTCAATACTGGGAATCTAACACTACTTCGTAGGTATATAAATAATATTAGAGGAGGGGATATAATTCCCCTCCGATAATGTGAGGAAAAACTATGGCCGAATTTTTTGGTTTTGAAATCAATAGAAAAAGCACAAAGGGTAAAGATCTACCTTCATTTGTGCCAAAAACTGATGAGGATGGCGCAGGCGTTATCCAAGCGGGTGGGCACTTTGGTGCTTACATTGATATGGATGGCGATAAAGCCAAGAATGAAATTGATTTAATTTTAAAATACAGAGATATTGCTTCACAGCCTGAATGTGATGCTGCAG